GCTGTTAATTCAGCCTTTTCTTATTATCCATTTTAAAGCCCGTACAACAACCTTACAATAAAACAACACAATTCTATAACTATCTACATAGAATTAATATTTACTATCTAAGACAACCAAAAAACACTATTGATTCAACTGTGCTGAAACATGACAAAAGTCATTAGTATTATTATTTAGATTCTATATAAACAAGCACATCTGTGTAAAATAAACACTAAAACACTTGACTTGTATTGTTTAATTTTGTACTTTCATACTATATTTAAAACATACAATTATGACAAAGCAAATACAAACAATGGGAGCTCGAAAAATAAGACGAATGATTAAGAACGGTGACGGAATTAGAACTATTACAGCATTTGCAAAAGGTTACGGATTTGATTTAAATTCACCCTCAAGCCTTGTTTATATAAATAAAGAAAATCAAGTATGTACTACTATTAATGGAGATACGAATTATAATAGCGTACCTTTTGGATTTTAATCCGGGTCCGCAAATTAACTATAATTAAACAATTAAAAACTTACAATTATGAAAAAGATTATTGAAAGAAAAAGTTACAACACAGAGACTGCGGAATTAATTGGTAGTTATGAAAACACGAACAACTCAACGGATTTTAATTGGTGTTCAGAAGACCTTTATCGAACAAAAAAAGGACAATTATTTATTCACGGAAGTGGGGGCGCAAATTCAAAGTATGCAAAAACATGGGGAAATTCAAGTTGGGGTTCTGACAATATAATATTATTGTCTGTAAACGAAGCTATTAACTGGTTAGAAAAACATGACTTAGTTGAAGAAATCGAAAAGTATTTTTCTAACGAAATTGAAATAGGATAAAAGATTAACTGACGAGACTTTATTAGTCGAAACCTCTATTAATTTAGAGGTCTTAATCAAACACTATCGCTGAAAACAAAACAGAAGCAAGAAAATATTTTAAAGAAATTGCAAAAGATGAAGATATACAACTTCCATCAACTTTTAAAATTATAGAAGTAGAGTTTTAGGAAAAGTAAGCCCTCTTTATAATCATTATAAACAAGAAATGAGAAATAAATTTATAGAATTATTAGGATTGTGAATTTAAAAGAATTTAAGATATGGAAAAACTAAAAATATATAATTTAAAAGAAATTAGCAGAATCCTAACAACCGATCCGGCTGTAAAAGTTAACATAAGAAACGATTGCGTTAACAAAAGGTACGAGAAACCTATCGGGGAACTTCGCGACTTTGAGAATTATTTTATTAATAAATATGTAAAAAATAAATAATAATTACAGCTATGGAAGAAATAATTGGAACAACAGGAAAGATAGTTGACTTATTTAAAAGTGAGTTAACAGATGAAGAGTGGAGTGCTCTCGCAATAATTCACAGAATGACAAATAGATTAAATTTAGGCGTTCACTTTGATTGGTCGCATAGTATAGATGTACGTTCTGAAATAACATCTCAAATTATTGATGAAAGTGTTTTTTTTGATATGGAACTAATTAAAAAAACTGGATCATGATACTAAAACAAAAAATAAATAATAATTACAGCTATGATAAACAAAAAATTAGAAACCGATAAGGAATTTTATCTGAAAAGGATTCAGGAAAATGAGATATTAATGAGCGGAAAAGATATTGGATATTTAGAAGAAATTAACAAAGATTATCGAGAGAGAATAAAAGCTATTGATCTCATATTGTATGATGGATTTACCGAAAATGTTTCGTATACTGTCGTCGATGCTGAAAAATTTAAGTTAGTGGACAAGGTTAATATAAATATGAAAGGCACTAATTTTCATAATGATAAAGGATTTGCCGGAAGTGGTGATATTATGCTAAGTTTAAAAGATGGTGGGAGCGATTATTCTGTTGGATCATTTAAGCAGTACGACTTGCAAAAATACGGAATATGTTTAATATGTAAATAATATGAGTGATTATACAATAAAAAAAGCTCATTACTGGACTCCTGGTAATAATGAGATTGAAATACATAGCAAAAGCTTAGAATATAGTGAAATAGGCAAATTACATTCAGTATGTGAGTGTAGAAATTTAGACAACCAAGATAAGATTCATAAAAGATGCATAAAAATCTCAAAATTAATAAAAGAAATAGAATTTTTAAACACTATATAATCATGAAAGACTATACAGAAGATATAAATTTTTGGCAAAGATTACAGGACTTCATAAGCGATGTAAAAACAAACGATTGTATGAGCGAAGAAGAAAAAGAAATGATTTTATATAATTGTAAGTTAAGAATATTAGAAATAAGAAAGAAGAAAGAAACTTCTGAAAGCCTTGCAGAATGGCTAAAAAACCACAGAAAACACAATTAAAAGAATAAGCTATGCAAATACACACTAAAATATACATGAATGCTTTCGGATTAGATATTATTGAAGATTGCAAAGATGAAATAAACGGAACTCAATCAATAGATACGCATCACATAAGCCCAAAAAGAATGGGCGGTAATCCAAAGAAAGATAATATATTTAATTTAATGGCTTTAAATTCAACGAATCACGATGCAGCTCATAATCACGGATTTAGCGAAATGCAGCTTTATATAATTCACTTTGAAAAAATGCTTTGCGAAATATCAAAGGAAAAACTATTATCTTTTAAAAGCCAAAATAACGGTGAATATTGGTTTGATTTCTTCACTTTAGTATGTATGGAAAACGAACATTTACAAGAAAAATACATTGAAAAATTCGATATAAATGATTAACTTTAATAAATAAAAATTAAAACTATGAGAATACAATTTTTTCTAAACACGAACGAAGATGTCGAAATAGTAACTTTTCGAGATTTAAAATTTAATCCGTTTAATCTTGGTGATGAAATAGAGTTAGACGTTATAGGACTTTATAAAATGGAATGCGTAGGTTATGAAAAAAACACTATTAAACACATGTTAGAAGAGAATGAAAAATTACGCTCTAAATTTCACCTTAAGACTATTAAATTAGTCGAAGAAAACAAATACGTAACAATTAGATCAATAAAAGAATCTTCAATTGTAATCGAATATCATTGTGATATTGTAGAATAAAACATAAAATTTTAAAAATCAATACTAAATAAAACTTGCATATCAAATAAGTATTATTAACTTTGCATTGTAAAGAGTGAAAGCTCTTTTTTTAAACTTTTAGAACTTCAAAATGAATGAAAATTATAAATATTTAACAGTTTATGACTTTGCTAAGAAGTATAGTAAAACCGAGAAAACTATATATAATTGGATTAATAGTGGTAAAATTAGCAAAGATAGAGTAAAGAAGGTATTGAAGATTACATTGATAAGGGTGTAATTTTTTTTATTAAAAATGTACAAAACAAATGTAAATTAAATATAATGGCAAGGAAAATTAAAATAGGATTAGATTATTTTTCACACTCGTGTAATTTAGATGATGAGTTGGAATATATTATTGCATTACATAAAGAAGTAGGCTATTATGTGTATTTTAGATTATTAGAACGAATATATAAAAATTTAGGTTACTATATTAATTGGGATAAAAAGAATGTTGCTTTGTTTTCTAATTCTATTAATGTTGACATAAATAAAATAAATGAAATCATTAACGATTGTTTGAGCGAACATCTATTTAATAAATTCATACATAAAAAATTTAATATAATAACTTCTAAAGGAATTCAGGAAAGATATTTTGAAGCAATTGATAGAAGAAAAGAAGCCGAAATAATAAAAGAGTACATTGTATTAAAAAATGAATACATCAATAAGTTAAATGTTAACATCAATTGGTTAAATGTTGACAAAAGTACACAAAGTAAAGTAGATAAGAGTAAAGAAAAGGAAAGTAAAGATATAAATAAAGATAAAGAAAAAATACGCTTGTCTAAAATTCCTAATTTTGAAGAGTTTAAAAATTTTACATTAGAGCAAGAACCTAAAATTGATTTAAAAGAATTAAAGCAAAAATACGAATCTTGGAAAATAAATAATTGGAAGGATGGAAATGATAAAGATATTAAAAATTGGAAATCTAAAGTATTAAGTAATTTAAAATTTTGGTCATTAACAACTGGTAAGAACAATTATAGCTCCGGAAATTCTGCTAAAAAACCATATAGAAATAGCGATACAGAAACATACACAGATACAATATAAATTATGGAAACAATAGACGATATTAAGAAGAAAATAAGTAATTTAGGCATTCGTAGATATTGTTATAAAAATTACGATTTTAAAATAGCTTTAAAATGGTTTATTGATATATCGAATGAGTTATTGGCAACTAAAAAAGAAACGTTTAATTATGAGAGCGTAAAAAGTTTAGTTGAGTTTATAATTAATTGGACTTATCCAGTTAAAGAGGTTGAAATTAATTATCGAAAAGGATTTTTAATAAAAGGGAAAACAGGTAGAGGTAAATCATTTATTTTAAAAGCGTGGATATATTTTTTAGAAATTGATAGGATAAGATTTTCATATAATGGCGAAAATGTACGTTTAAATCCTGTTATTGTGAATGTAAAAAAGATATCTGGAGAGTATCAAAGTCCAACTACTGGAGGTTATCAAATAATTGAAAAATATTCAAATATAAATTGTTTAATAATTGACGATATTGGAAAGGAACAGGGACTTAGTAAAAGTTTTGGAAATTCTGTTAATGTAGTTGAAGAAATAATAAACAATAGAGAGGAAAACAATAGGTTAACTTTTGGCACGACTAATTTAAATTCATTATCAGATGTTTACGATGATAGAACTGTATCGAGAATGAATAAATTATTTACTCCAATAAGTGTAAATCATGATGTTGATTTTAGAATAAAACCTAATAATAAAGATTAAATAAAAGACAATCTACCTGAATTATATAGATATATGAAAAATATAAATAAAAACTAAATAAAAATGAAAGATAGCAAAACAACTTTAATTATGACACACGACGAAAAAATTAATTACATGCG